ATTAACATTGTCTTCAAACATAATGTAAGGTTCTCCTGTTTCCATTCTTGATTTAAGAATTTCTAACCAAATTGCCATTGCATCTTGATCTCTGTCATTTAATTTACGCATAAATGAATCATCTACAACTACACATTGATGTAAATTTAAACATTGACGATTTGGATCGCCTTTTGGTCTTCGAATTTGTAAGAATTCTTGGATGTCTGGATGATTAACATTTAAATTAACAGATGCTGCTCCTCTACGAACATTACCTTGATTAGTAGCAATAATCGAGGAATCATAAATTTTACACCAAGGCACTACACCTTCAGACTTACCATTTCCTGTGATTCCTTCTCCTCTTGGTCTGATTCTAGAAACAGAAACACCAACACCTCCACCTGAAGCTGTTAGCTTCATTAGTTCGGCATTTGTTAAGCCTATTCCTCTAACAGAATCTGGAGTGTCTACACCAAAACATGAAATAGGTAAACCTCTGTCTGTTCCTGTATTTGACAATACAGGTGAGGCTAAACCAATCCAACCATTCCAAATGTATTTAAAAAACTTAGATTCTAAATCAAGTCTATTTAATCTTAATGCAACAGCGTGTGCTACACGTTTGTATGCCTTTCTTGGTGTTTCTCCTGGTAAAAGATATCCTTTTGAAATTGTAGACAATGCTACTTCATCCATAAAATCGGGGAAATCTTTACCTCTCTCCCATTGAGAGTAATCTGCTACTAAACTGTTATTATCCATTGTGTTTCTTTAAAATATTGATGCTGCGTCCCATTCCATTGTTCCTTTGCTGTAATTTGTTACTCTGTTTGCAAAGAAATCCGTGTGTTGTTTACCTGCAGACAAATGGTCAAACCATTTCATTCTACCTACAGCTGTCATGTCAACATTGTCTATTATAGGTGCATAACCTAAATCTCCTAATTTTGTATTTACTCTGTTTTTAATAAAGTGAATTAAATCATCTTTATTACATCCTTCTAAATCTCCAAATTCATAAACTTTTTCTATAAAGTCAACTTCTAATTTTAGAGATAAAAGGGCAGCTTCATTTATTGCAGCTTCTAATTCTGGAGTCTTTAATTCGGGATGTTCTAATAAAAGAGTTCTGAACAGCCAACAACCTGCGTCAGAATGCATAGATTCATCTCTGATTGACCATTCTACAATTTGTCCTACTCCTTTTAGTTTATTACGCATTTTAAATGACAATAAAACGGCAAAAGAACTGAATAAATTAACGCCTTCGGTGAATGCACTAAATATAGCGAGTGACTTAGCTCTCTCGTGCCAATCAATTTCTCCATCAAAGCTGTCTCTTACATTCATTAATGTTTCAATTTTGGCCATTGTAGCTTCATCTTCCATAAATTCACTAAAATCATCAAGACCTAATTCTTCATTTAATAAAGAATATGCTTCTGCATGAATCGTTTCCATAGCACCAAATGTAGTTGCCATTGCAATAATTTCGGGTTTACGAAACCATTTTGTAACTAATCCTGTCCAATAGTCATTTACTACTGTTTCAGTTTGGGCAAAACCTTTTAAGATAGAACCTATAATATTTTTTTCTGTCTTAGTTAAATTTTGTTTCCAATCATTAACGTCTGACATCATAGGTACCTCTGTGTGGATCCAGTGTGCTTGTTGTTGTTTTAACCAATAATCATGAGCCTCTGGATATTCAAAGGGTTTGTAAACGATACGCTCTGTAAGCAAATCTTTTCTTGCCATTATTTTTTATTTAAAAAGTGAATAAATATAATATTATTTAAGAAACCTAAATTAGTCTACCAAATAAAAATGAAGGCCTTTTGAGCCTTCTTTTTACTTGAGAGTGTGTGAATATACATACCAAACTAAGAGGTAAAATTAAAAGCGTTTCCAGCATTTTGTAAATTTTGTCTGTCTTGTCTAGTAAAACCACCTGGGGTTGATTGTTGATTGTCTTGTGGAGAACCTTGTCTTCTGTTTGTTACTTCAATTTTACCAATTGAGGCATCCATTGTAGAATTAAAAGTCATACCATCTGCACCATATCTGTTTTTCATAATATGCCAACGACCTGTCCCATTTTCTTTGTCTTCATGGTTTCTAGATAAAGACATTGCAAAGTCTGTAATCATCATTTTAGAATAGCTTTCTGCCATACGATCTCCTTGGATAATTTCTTCTCTTGCACCAGTTCTATTAACTTGGGATGCTGTCCAAATTGGTAATTTCATTTGGGTTGCTAAACCTCTTAATCCTGTGTAAATGTCATCAAGTTTGTCTCTTTTTTCTTTACTTGATTTGGATGTTAAAAGATCGGCATAATCTACAATTACTAAGTCAGGATTAATACCTTGTTGAACACAATTTTCTAAATGTGCATGAATTGTGTTTACTGTAGCTTGTCCTGCTGGGTATTCTCTAATGTAAAGACCCCCTCTTAATCCTAATAGGCTTTCTTCTACTATGTCTTTATTTTGAGGTAAATCACCTACAGATATTTCTGTAAAATTAGCATCGTATCTTCTACCAACATACTTTTCACTTAATTCTAATGTGTAGTGTACTACTGTGTAACCTAATTTAACTGCTTGGGCTCCAATAGCTACTAAAGCCCATGATTTACCTCCACCAGGTCCCCCTGCGATCATTCCTAAATCGCCTTTTCCTAAGCCACCTAACAATAATTGATTAATTACAGGCCATGGTGTTTCAATTGTGGATCTACTGTCATCTCTATATCTGTCTTCTATGTCAGTTATATATTCGTGTCCTAAATCACGTTCAACACCTGCTTTAAGTGCTTTGTCAATTAAATTACGAATGTCATCATAGTCACCTAATTCTAATAAATCTACAGATCTAATTAATGCGTTTTTAAGTGTTTGATTTTTACAAAAGTCAAGAAAAGTGTCTTTAATGTAATCAAGATCTTTTACTTGTGATGACTTGTATGTTTCTTTTAATTGTTCTTTTACAGCAACTGCTTGAACTTCATTTTGAATTCCTTCAACTTCTACCTTAAACACCTCCATTGTAGGTGTAGTATGATATTCATCAAAATATTTTAATGTTTTACGAACAATCCATTTACTTGCGTCAGAATCAAAATAATCAGGAGACACAATGTCTGATGACTGTTGTAGGAAATCCCTATCCGTTACCAACGCAGCTAATGCTTTTGTTTGAAACGGGTGACCATATTGTGTAAGTTTATTCATGTGTTGATTGGGCGTAACTATTTAATTTTACAAAATGTTGTGTTAACCATGCATCAGGAATTTGCAAAGCATTTCCCATACAATCGTTATTATACATTATAATAAAATCATTTCGGGAGAGCAAATCTATTGGGCGATTTATTATTTCACGAATTTGTCGTTTTAATTCTCCTGAAATTGGTGGATTTTTTAAATCCATTATCTTTTCATTTATTTCTAATTGATGCTCCGACGCCACAATTCTGTCATGCATAGGTTCTTCCCCTTCTAAAGCCTCTTGAACGATGGAATCTAAATCCAAGATTTTTTCGGTAATAATGTCAGGAACAATTTTGGGTAATTTTTTAGGACCTAATCCTTTAATCCCCTCAATATTATCTGACTTATCTCCCATAAGAACTTTATACATTAAGAAATTGTGAGCCGGTACACCATAATCCTTCATTACTAAATCAGGTGTGTAGAATTTTTTCTTAATTGGACTCCATACTGTAACACGTTCATTTACTAATTGAAGAAAATCTTGGTCTGCTGACATGATTGTTACTTCTTTTTCTAGTAAATTATTTGTGATGTACGCTATGGTGTCATCAGCTTCAATATTATCTATTTGAATGACATTAATAGGAAGAGTACTTAAATATTGGATTAAACGTTTAATTTGGCTTTTTTGTGAAGCATGTTCTTCTTCATAATTTTTCCAAGCATCCCACCTTGTCATACGTTTACCAGGTTTTCTGTTGTTCTTATAACTTGGTAGGATTTTTCTACGTCTGGTGCTTCCACCTTTTCCATCAAATGCAATTACAACCCTAGTAGGGTTAACTTCCCTTATGGAAAGTGCTAGAGACTTTAAAAATCCCATTACACCCCCTATAGGAATTCCATTATCATTTAACATTCCATTTACAGAAAAGTTCCTAAGAAAAAGGTTTAATCCATCGATTATTAATACTCTTGAATTAGGGTCTGTAGTGTCTATTTCCTTAACATCATTTAAAATGTCAAATATTGATTCTGCCATTATATTCCAGTTTCGTCGATTTGTACGTCAGGATCCATTACTTGTTCATCTTCATGTTGATATTTCATAACATATGAATCGCAAGTGTCTTTATACATTTGTTCTTTTACTTCTGGTCTTTCTTCACACAACTGTTGTAATTCTTTACCATAAAATGTAATAATTTCTCCTGTTGATGTGTCTGTGTATTTACAGGTTGGTCCTGACTGTTTAACTACTTTGTAGTTTTTCATCAATTTTAACCATCCACCATAATCGTCAATACCTTGTCTGTAAAATACATTATATCGAATTTTACGGTTTGGGGGTCCCATTCTGTTTTTTACAACAATAGCTTCAACCTCAGAACCAACAATTTCTTCAACACCGTTGATTTTTTCCTTTAATTTACCTACTTGTTTAAGACGTAATCTTACTGAAGCGTGGAATTGTAAAGCTTTACCACCTGATGTTGTGTATTGGTCTGCAAATGGCATTGCGCCCATCTTTTGTCTTAGTTGGTTTGTAAATACTAATAGTATTTTTTCTTTACCAATTAAGTTAGTGATTTTACGCATTGCTTTTGACAAAATGATTGCCTTATGTGTGGCATAACCATCTTTCTCAAAGTCAGCTGCTGATTCAATTTTGGTTGTTGCTGCTGCAACTGAATCTACTACAATTGTAACTAGTTTGTCTGGGTTATTTTCTCTAACTTGTGAAATTACATTTTCAATTGCATCAAAAATGTCTTCTACTGTTTCAAGAGGCAAATAAACCATCTTTTCAACGTCAACTCCAATTGCTTGTAAAAATTGAGCATTTAAAGAAGATTCAGTGTCAATGTAAATTGCAATACCACCCTTCTTTTGGGTGTTTGCTATAATGTGGGATGCTAACAGGGACTTACCACTCTGTTCTAATCCAGTTATCTCTACAATTTTTGAAACTGGAAATCCACCATTAGGGCGATTAGAAATAGCCAAATCTAATACTGTGGATCCTGTGGACACCCAATCGTCTACATCTGTTGGTGAGTCTTCACTACCATCTAGAAAGTAAGCGACTTTGTGGTGGGTCTTGCTAAACTTTTTATTGAGAGATTCTGCAAGAAGTCCCGTTAGTTCATCTCGATTCGAGTCTGTTTTTTTCTTTTTAGCCATTAATCAAAAAGATTATCTAATTTAGCATTTATGTCTACTTTACCTTGTGATTCTACTTTTGCAGTTTCTTTACCACCATCTTCTTCAGCTGGTTTTAGGAATCCATGTAAAATGTCTTTCATTTCGTCAAATTCATATCTTTTATATAAACCAACAATGTCTTTTTGGTTTTCTAAAAGTGATTCAACTGTAGTAGCTTCTGCTTCTAATGGTGTTTGGTTAGGCTTAACACGAACTGTTGTTGTGTTGAACATTTTACCAGTTTCTTTGGCAGGAATTACTTCAACTGTAATGTCACGACCACTTGCAACATCTGTAATGTCACCATAATCTTCATCTGCCATTACACCTAATAATTCTTGGTATACCATTTTACCAAATTCCCAAAAGCGTACACCTTTGTCTTCTTCACCACGAACATAAACAGGAGCAAATACACGTAGTTTAGGAAATAATTTTTTCGCTAAATCCATGTTGGTTTGATCACCTGACTTACGTAATTTTGTAGCAAATTCCAAAATTGGGTCAGTTGTGTCGAAGTTAGACAATGCTAACATACGA